GATGGAGAAGCCTCTGGAATGTGGCGAGAAATGGCGAGGATCATTCACGAAGTACGACCCCGATACGTCTTTGTGGAGAACTCACCAATGCTCACTTCTCGGGGACTTGGAAGAGTTCTCGGAGACCTGGCCACAATGGGGTTTGATGCGAAATGGGGAGTGTTGGGAGCAGACGCCATTGGATTACCCCATCACAGAGAACGAATTTGGGTGTTGGCTACCAACAATGACAGTAAGTATGCAAAACGGATGCTCAAGCAAACGATACAAGGGGTCACAAGAATATCGAGGGAGTATGCCAATGGAATGGATAAGAACGAGCAAGGCTTGCGCTCAATACTTTCACCCGGACTATGCAGAACTCCTAATGGACTTTCCGGACAAATGGACAGACTTAAGGCCATTGGAAATGCACAAGTACCAAGAGTGGCTGCAAACGCATGGAGAATCTTAAATGAAAGTTCTACCAATTAACACTTTTGAGGTAGAGCCTTGGTTGCTTGAAAAGCACTATGCCAAGCGTATGCCACAAATAATGTTTTCTTTTGGTCTTTACAACGAAGACATTCTTGTTGGTGTAGTGACTTATGGAATACCTGCATCACCAAATCTTTGCATGGGTATTTGTGGAAAAGAATACTCAGACAAGGTACTTGAGCTAAACCGAGTCTGTTTGTTGGATAACCACAAAAACGAAGCATCATTCCTTGTTGCGAACTCAATCAAATTATTGCCAAAACCAATGATTGTTGTTTCTTATGCTGACACAAGCAAAGGTCATGTTGGCTATGTTTACCAGGCTACGAATTTTCTTTACACCGGAATCAATGCTACGAGGGTTGACTGGGCAATTCGAGGTCAAGAGCATAAACACGCCAAAACCATAGGCGATGGTTTAAGCCTTGAAAAACTTAAAGAAATTCATGGAGATGATTTTTATTACATTGAGAGATCAAGAAAACATAGATACATCTTGTTTCATGGCTCTAAAACAGACAAGAAACTATTGCGATCCAAGTTGAAATACGAAGTTTTGCCTTATCCAAAAGGCGACTCTCAAAGATACGACTCAGGCACTACAGTAAAAACGCAACAACTTTTATTTGCATGATTTATCAATAAGGATTCTTGCATGACATTCATGGTCACATTCAAAGTAGATGCTAACCCTGTTGGAAAACAGAGAGCAAGGTATGCAAAACGTGGCAATCACGTTATGGCTTACACCCCTGACAAAACAAGAAACTATGAGACTTTGATTAAAGCAGCCGCAATAGAAGCAATGGGCGCTTCCGAACCCTTGGAGACCCCTATAAACCTGTATTTATACATTCGTGCTCCGATTCCCAAGTCTTTGTCTAAAAAGCGCCTAGAAGCCTGTTTAAACGGCTTGGAGAAGCCAATTAAGAAGCCAGATGCCTCCAACGTGCTCAAAAGCGTAGAAGATGCCATGAACGGAGTTGTTTACAAGGATGATTCTCAGATCGTGAATATTCACGTTACAAAGGTTTATTGCAGTGTTTCAGGGATTGATGTTTGCGTAAAAGAATGCTTGGATTAGGGTAAGTCCCTATTCAAAACCTTGCAAAACAGGAATAAGATTTAATTTTTAACAGGAGTGAATCATGGAATCAACTTGGGAATTTGACACAACAATCGGTCAAGGTAGTGAAGTAGTAACAGTAGTCTATGAATACGAAATAGACGAGGACAAATCCACCTATAACGAGTCTGTAAAAGAAGTATGGTTTGAAGGGCGTGATATTGTTGGATGTATGTCGCAAGAGGCTTATGCTGAATTGGAAATGGAAGCAGCAATGCGTTTCCAGCATCACAAACTCAACTACAAGCAAACATCGGACATTCAGCCATGAAGCTAGATGAACTTGAAAAGATGGCACAACAGACAGCCGCCTTTGGTGTTCATCCAAATGGTGAGTACATTTATTCTTTTTACATTGAGCAACTTCAAGCCTTTGCCAAACTTATATCAGAGCATGATCGACCTTGGATTGGGCTAACCAGTGATGAGCTAACAGATTTGTTTTATAACGAAAACTTAGGTCAACAGAGCGCAGTAGGGCAAGCCATTGCGTTACTGAGGGAGAGAAATGAGAAAGCAGACTAAGCGCAAGGTGTGGTCAACTGAAATAAACACCATATTTCACGCTATGCAGGGTGCAGCCATCACCCAAAGGGATAAGCTAGATAAGCTCAGATTGATTGAATACTCAGCACTAGAAGCAATGACGAAGGGTAACGGCACAATTCACGATTGGAGAATCATTGTTGACGTTTTGAACCTGAGTGAAACAATGGCTAGAAATGGAATCGGTAAAAATGAAGTTATGCCAGTTTGCGAGAAAGCACAGAAAGCCTTACATGATGCGGCAATCAGGTATCAGAACACTAAGCGCATGGGTTTGAGTGGAGAGGGTATTCAATCGGTGAGAGATCTTATCCAATACGCAGACTTGCAGCAATCAAGCATTGCAAGATCTGAATTCGAGAAATACATACAGAAAACCAAAGATTATATTAAGTCTAATAATGATTTAGTATTGGAGATAACATGAATAAAGAAGACATTATCCGAATGGCACAAAAGGCGAGGTTTTACATTAAAGACAATGAAGCCTATAGCCCATCCAATCAAGCAGACCATGAGTTAACCGAACACCTAGAACACTTTGCCAAACTGGTAGCAGACAGCATTTATGCCAAACAACTAGAGTTGCCAGAGCCAAGGCTAACGGGTAAGTTTTCAATCACTATGGGAAAGTTTAAATGTACGGGTTGCACAGGTCTTTGGGACAGTAGCGAAGATGCCAAACACCACTCATGCAGGGATTACCAATGACAAGAGAGGAACTACTAGACCAGATCGCAATCGAAGTACTTAAGAACCTACCGCATAACCTAGCCCGTGATGCTTACAACATCGCAGAGGGTGTGCTTGAACGTAGGGACACAATACTTCACAAATGGGCTTTAACTGAGGCCATCGTTTTTGATGGATTAGAGAAACTCAATTTAACTGTAAGAACTTGGAATTGCTTAAAAGCAGAAGATATTTACACAATATCTCAATTATTAAATTGTACAAAAGATAGAATATTAAAGACACCTAATATGGGGAGAAAAAGTGTTAATGAGATAATCGACAAACTAGCCGAGCATGGTTATAAATTAAAAGGCGAAGCATGAGTGATAATCCGCACAGAGCAATAGAGTTTCTCATTGAAACAGCCCCTTTATATTCCAAGGCTAAGGCTACTAGAATGTACTTAGAGGAATTCAGAAAATCACGCAAGGCGCAACTCATGTCACAAGCTGGCACTGAGGTACTTGGAAAGCAAGAAACCTATGCCTATGCTCATGCTGATTACATTCAAATCCTAGAAGGTATCAGGGAGGCGGTCGAATTAGAGGAGCGTTATCGCTGGCTAATGACCGCAGCACAAACCCGCATTGAGGTATTTAGAACTGAGCAATATAGTGCTAGGCATGAAATAAAAAACACCCAATGAACAACAAACTAAGCGCAAGGCAAAGACTACACATAGGTAAGGTCAAACTATTGCCATGCTCAGTGTGCGATCAACATGGGCCAAGTGACGCACATCACATCGAGCAAAAACTACAATACTGCGTGATTGCTTTATGCAGGGATTGCCACAATAGCTGGCATGGCACTAAGGCGATATGGCGGGTTAAAAAAATGGATGAGTTGTCAGCCCTAGACGTTACCATTCGCAGATTGACGCAGGAAATGCCCCTAGAAGACGATTTAAGCCCTTTTTAAGCCGTTTTCTGACCTTGTGCATAGCTACTATGCTTGACGTAAAAAAAGAGCCTGAAGCCCTTTAAATTTTAGACGTAAAAAAACCCGCTTTTTATGGCGGGTTGTGGGTTTATCGTTTGCCTGAGAGTATTCGCAGAATTAGGGCTGCTATTGCATAGATCATTTAAGCCCCTTAAATTTGCTTGAGCTTGATAACCCGTGCCATTTTTTGGCCATGCGCTGGATAGGCAATCAAGGGTACATCTTTAGACCAACAAGCCCTGCATCCGTTACAGTTACCCCCATGCTTGTATGCTTCGCACAATTGAACACCAGCCCTTGGAGCAAATGTCTCCGCATCTGGGCCGATTACAGAACCATGCAAGCCCTCGATATATTCACCTTGGATAGAATCACTAGAAAACCGAACTTTTACGTTTGGCAAAGCTTCCATTTGAGCGAAAACGTGGGCAAATTTAGGGAATTTGTGCATTCTGGTGGGTAGCCAGTGATTGCACCATGGGGTTTGAATCATTACCTCGAGAATTTTTTCCGCTAAACCTAGCGTGTAAACGTCTCCCGAATCAAACCATCGAAAATAGCGATCAGAATCTAATTCTGAAACCATATCGGAAACCCAGTCTAAACGCTGCCAGTCTTCCCGATTAGACAATCTAGGGGCTTTTACATTGGGGTAATTGTAATTGCCTGTAGTAGCGTAACAACCCTTGCAAGCGTCTACTAGTTCACCTGGTGCGGCCCATGAGCCAGGGCAAGTATCAAGGGCTTGCAAGCTCCATGATCTAGCATTTAGTTTAGAAGTTTGAGATATTTTGATCATATGAACACCTATTTACAGTTAAAAATTAGAATTCTAGGGGCGCAAAACCCCTAATAAATTGGGAAAAACCCTAGTTATGCAGTTTCAGTTTCAGCATTTAACTCTTTTGATTCATTTAAAGCTTCAACGTATAAAGCGCACAATTGGGAAATTTCATCGATGTCAGCGTGTACGTTTTCGCTGTAACCATCGCAGCATTCTGACCAAACCCCATCGATATCGTCATACATAAGGGTTATGGTTTGGTGTAATTTCCAGCGTTTATTCAACCCAGCGACAGAATGCAAAGCTTTTTTGTACTCTTTTAGTGCGGGTTTGCTTTTTAGGTTCTCATTTTGGCGGGTTACAGCTTTTTCATAAGCATAATTGGGGTCGATACCCTCTTTTACTTTTGCGTGTAATTTCCAGCCGAACCCAATATTTTTTAGAATTTTGCCATCGCTGAAATAAGCTTTTACGCTAGTCAACGCTGTAATGCGACCGATCTCTTGACCATGTACTGATAATTTTGCCATGTGAACACCTATAAAAAGAAAAAGAAAATTATTTGAAAAGAACGTCACAATATTGCAAAGCTCCAATGCAAAGCATTAGACCAATGGCAATAGCTAAAAGGTAATCTAAAAGGGTATTTTTCATTTTTAGCCCCTTTTATAGTGAATTGGACGTTCGTACAAACCACGTTCGTCTCTATAAATTGAAATGTAATGACCGTACTTTGTGCCATCGTCATAAGTTAACCCGATGGTTTGCCCATATGCAATAGGTGTACAAGGCCATGCATGGGAAAGGTTCTCAGCTTCTAATGCTTCGCTGAGTGTTGGAAAGAAGTTTTGCTTCATATTTAAGCCTATCAAGTAACCCGTTCTAATTGAACGTATGAGAATTATCGGGTCTAAAAAAGAAAAAACTATTAGGACAAACCCTAATAAAGTACAATTATTTTAATTTATTTATTTAAGGTTAGACAATGGCCCGCCCGCCCAAGGTAGATACAGTTCAATTTAGACGCAAGCTGGATAACCCTAAGCTGCAGATACTATTGAGTGCTGGACAAGGGAATATCAGCCAGGGTTTTGAAAACCTATTGAGCCTATATCAACACTTGCATGGTATCGGATATAGAACAGATAGCCCCTTAGAATGTATAGGGTTAGTAACTAACCTAGAT